CTGTGCGAATAAGTGCTCCGGAGTTGCCCGACATGAGCTTAGCGGCCCCAGACAGAGCCACGAGCAGACCAGCAACGCCAGTCAGGCCCTTTGCCAGCTCTTCCCACTCCATCTCGGACAGCTGCTTGACCGCCGCGGTGAGAATAACCACAGCAACCGACAGCAGGATCAGAGCACCTGCGATGAGCGGAAGCCTGGCGAAGCCCGGACCAGTCACAGCCTTGTCGAGGAGGGCCATGGCACCGGCCAACTGAAGGAACATCACGGTGATAGCACCGAGAGCGGTTGCAAGCTTCGCCGGGTCGATCAGAGCAAGCACCGCCACGGCGGCTGCGAGGAGTGCGATAGCCCCAGCGATCTTGATGAGGGTGCCCGCCTTGAGCTGAGCCTGCATGGCGCTGAGAGTCTCGGTGACGCCGCCGAACATCTCCCTGATGTTGTCTAGGAGACCCCCACCAAGGTCGACGTTAATGCCGCCCTTGAGGAAGTTCCGCAGCATGAGCACGAGACCACCGAGCAGGCCGACGCTGATACCGTCAAGAACCTGTCTGAAGTCCATGTTGGACACAGATTCAGCGATGGCCGTGCCGATCCCCTGGAAGAAATCAGCCATAGCCGAAGCCATAGGCTGGAAGAACTCCCACACGGCACTGAAGACCGTCCCCATACGCTTCCACAGAGCTCGGAGAGCATCTACTGCAGCGTGCAGAGGCTTGATACGCGCCCGGAGACGGTCGAAGGCCTCAGAAGCACCATCAGAGTTGACGCCCTCGCCAAGAACCTGCTTGATCCAGCCAGCAAGGTCCCTGAGGAGGTTGATCGGCGCGGTGAGAACGCTGCTGAGACCCTCGAAGAAGTTACGGAGCCCCTCACCGTTCTTGATGGCGTCCCTGACACGGACCAGGAAGTCACCCACACCGCCCGTGAACTCCAGGACACCGCCAGAGCCAGCCATGAGGGCGCCGACGAGATCAAATATAACCCCGGCGAGGCCCTTGATGATCGACCACCCGATATCGAGCACGGCAAACACGCCACGGAAGGTCCGCTTGATGTTCTCGGCCGTCGTCTCACTGACCTTGAGTCGTTCAGTGAAGTCTCGGATGGCAACGGTGATGTTGTAGAGCTGCTGACCCGTAGCTGGCGGGAAAATATCCCTGAATGCCTCACGGATGGGACGGAGAACGTCCATAAGAGCTGTGAAGGCGTTGGATATAGCCTCAATGGCGACCTCACGGCCACCCAGCTCGTTCCAGTCACCGATAACCTTGTTACGAGCATCGGACGAAGCGTCAATCATCCCGCTAAGGACGTTGTTGACGTTCGTCCACAGCTCTCGGGCCTGCTCGAAGTCACCGAAAATAAGCTGCCACGTCTGGGCCCAGCCCGAACCAGCAGCCTCCTTCAGCGTATCGAGCAGCTGGGTCATCGTCTTGACCTTGGTGGCGGCATCCTGGGCCGTCTGACCCATCTCGAGGATGCCTTGGATCTGAGCCTCGTTGTACCCCATCGCCTTGAGCTGCTCGGCGTTGAGGTCACCGGTGAAACCGGCCAACGTGTCAGTCAGGATCTCGGCGGTGAGCCACCCCTCAGACAGAGACTCTCGGAAAGAGCCCTGCTTCTTGATGATCTCATCGACGGCGACACCGTGAGCTCGAGCTGTCTCCTTCAGGGCGTCCTGGAAGACCTGACCACCCATACCAGCGTTGACCACCGAGTTCCAGTCCATGAGCTTGACTGTGCCGGTGGAGAGGGCCTGCGAAAGCTGGTACATCGCAGTCGAGGCCTGCTGGGAGTTCGAACCAGAGACCGCCGCAAGGTTGGCGATACCCTTGATTGCCTGGGTTGAGGTCTCCAGGTCGACACCGGCCGCGGTGAACGTACCGATGTTCCGAGACATCTCGGCGAAGTTGTAGATCGTCTTGTCAGCGTAGGTGTTAAGTTCAGCGAGTGCTGCGTTAACATCCTCGAGCGTGGAGCCCTTGCTCTGGGTGTTAGCCAGAATCGTCTGGATCGAGTTGAGCTGGAGCTCGTACTCGGCCAAACCTTCCCTGATCGGATCGACTGTGAGCGACTTGGCCAGCTGGACGCCCGTGTCGATTGCCTTGTTCGTGATCCGGGAAAGCGCCGTAATGCCGATCGTCGCCAGCGCGAGGAACTTGCTGGAGATACCCTCAACCGTGGCTCCGAGGTTCCCCATGCTGAAGTTCTTGCCAGACTGGGCGAGCTCGTCCAGACCCTTCTTCGACGCATCGAGGTTGAGGCCCTTCTTGAGCTCAGCGAGAGACGCGATCGTCCCCCTGACGCCGTTGAGGAACTGGCTGTTGTTGAACTTCATTGAGACGATGCGCTCGTCAATGGTGCTCATGCCGAAGTCACCACCTTCCACACTTCTTCAGCGATCCGGTCAAAGATTGGGCGAATTGCTGGGTTGATGAAGTCTCGACCCATGACGTAACCGCCCGTTCCGGTACCATGACCGTACTGAAGCAGGATCACGATAGGAACCCCGGCAACGATGTTGCTGTTGGTCCACTCGATAGCCCAAGAACCACGAGTTTTCTTCACGGTGTACCCCCATGAGGCCGAGGTCACACCCGATTCGACAGGGGTACTACCCGCAAGCGCTGCAACACCCACCTGACCATAAGACTCAAGTGCTTTGAAGATGTCTCCCTTGGACATTCGGGAGAGGAAGCGCTCGGTATTGTCGAAGGAGCCGGTCGACTCGAACGAAATCATTACGGACTCCTCCCATTTTGAATGTTACAGCGTGATCTTGTAAGTCCGCTTTGCTTCGAAGTAGAAACCGCCAGAGCTCTCGACCCGGTAAGGCGTGGTCTGGCTGAGAAGCTCGATCTCGGCCTCTCCGAACTCGGCGAGCTGATCCTCGAACGACTGTGCGATGCCGCCGGGGTCCGTGGTCTTCGCGGTGAGCTCGATCTCGAACTCCATGGTGACCTCCTCAGGTCTTGATGATGTAGTTCAGAGTGACGTAGGGCTGCAGATTGTTGTGCGGCGCATCGCCACCGGTGTTCTGGTTGGTTGCGGTTGCAGCGTTGTTTGTAGCGGTAGCAGACTGGTTGCTCGCTGTCGCCGAGTTGTTGCTCGCTGTCGCCGAGTAGTTGCTTGCCGTTTCGCTATCGATAGCCGGTGTTGCCGAATAGATCGTGGGCCCTGAAGTGCTGTTGATCGGACGATTGAGGACCCGTTTTTCGACATTCGTTGGTTCGGCAAACATTGTTCCGCCGGTGTTGTTATCGGCAGACAACCATCTCGGCGTATCCATCGTGTGACTGTGACTAGCCTGTGTGTGACTGTGACTAGCCTGCGTGTGACTGTGACTGTACTGCGAGTGAGTGTGACTCGACTGAGAATGCGTGTGGGAGTTCTGGCCGTGAGTGTGGGAGTTCTGGGTGTGGTTGTGAGGGTTCTGCGTATGAGTGTGCTTCGGCATCTCAGCTACAGTGAGCTTGTGCGTCTTGGCTCCCCCTTCAAGACCAAGCTCAGAAAACTCAGTCTGACTCTCATCCACACCAACGACCACACGACCCTTGAGGTTCGGGAGATTAAAGGTCGTCGACCCGTCTCCGGCACCGTAGGTCGTCCCGATCACACTGAAAAGGACTGGGTAGTCCTCACGAAGGACCTCAGAGCCGTCACAAAGAAGATGTCCTTGCGGAGCAGTATGTCCAGCATACATCGAGATGGTTCCAGCAGGACCCACGCCCTGAACACTGCCCGCATCGATCGAGTCTCCGCCTCTGGTAGAGAGAATGAGTCGACCCTGGGGGTCCACCAGACCGCCAGTGACGGAGGACTGTTCGATCTGGAGCATTCGAGCAGCGGTTAGGCTGGTAACTACCGCCATGAGGTCCTCCTTGTCATAGCGAGCTGATTCTGTAGGTGTCTTCGTCGAGATATACGGCTGAAGGCCAGTCAATCTGGAAGGTCGTGTCATCCAGCATCTGAATAACGTCGTCCGGACCGATTGCAGACCAAGTTCCGTCGCCGTGATCAACAATGCGGACCACTGCGTTGGACTCGACGAGCTCCATTACCTCTTGAGGCGTTGGAAAACGAGCGTCCTCACCCTCTTTGCCGTAGAGAACGTCCTCGAGGTCCTTGAGTGTCCAAGAATACGAGATTCTCGTGAGCATGATGATGTGTGCTGTAGGCTTAGCCCCTGGAACATGCACCGGAAGAGTAGTGAAGTCCCAGCTGAACGTGATCGGTTCCACGTCCTCGGCCTGAGAGGTGTAAGGACGAGCTGTTGGTTCGACCAGAACGTTGTATGCGAGATGCAGAGAATATACATCATCGCCGTTCATGGTGCGGTAGCTCAGGTTGAATGGTTTGCGAGACCGCTGATGTGCCAAGTGGCGATCATCCATGCCATCGTAAGGCTCGAAAGCCTCAGGATATGTGAATGCTTCAATGGTTCCTGAGAAGCTGTCGGCAGTTGACTCGACGTAGTACTTCTCACCATCAAAATATCGTTCACTCTTGCCCGAGCCGGAAGGAGCCTCTCGTACAGAGACTAATCCATTCCACGGAACACCAGTTTTTCCCGGAGGGTAGAATACCCCACGGTCAACACCGGTCTCGTAGTAGCGGGAGCCGCTTTCATTCCAAATAAGTCTGGTCATGGAGAGGCTCCTTCCGGTTGTCTATGTCGGAAATGCGGGTGGTTCGCCTTGGTTCCGCCAGAGGCCGTTTTGCTGGACGTAGAGGTGGTTCGCACCGGGCCTCTGGACAAACACCATGTCGCCGTGCTTACTACGGGCTGGCAGTGAGGTGATGTTGACGGCGAAGGACTCACTGTTGTGAGGGACGTCCTCCCAAGCAGTCTCTAGGATCTGACCGTTATAGGCTGCGTCCTCGGTGTCGCCGTCGAAGTACGGCCCGTCGTATTCTCCGAGAACAGCACCTGCCCGGAGGTACAGGGTGTTGACAGGGGCACCCACCTTAGACAACGCATTCAACAAAAATGCGTAAGACAGATGGGGGTTGCCAGGACGATGGTGAGTTCCGCCGGTGGGGATTTCAACACCGTATGGGTCGTACAAGGGGTTCCCGGTATCGGTCCATAATTGGAGCACGCTCGTGTGTTCACCTAAAGTCGTAATTGAGCCGTAGGTGACTATCAGCAAGCCTTTCTCGTACTCATCGTCTGCGTAACCGTCCGGTATTGGTTCTAAAATCATGCCGACCGCATCGTGGGTCTGTGAATAGAACACCTTGCCAAGCGCCTGCACCTCCCACCCCGCCGGATTAGGCGCAACGAGTCTCGACGTGCTCGCTCCCGGCGCGCCGGTCCATTCAGGGGTGAA